GTAAATACTCCTTGATGTCGTCCGGATTAAGTGTGACGTACTTCTCTCCATTGCTGTCCTCGAGTAGGAACTTCGAGCCTTCGACTTTCTTAAAAATGTTTTTCGTCGCTGTTGTTTTACCTGCCGCCGGTAGCCCTGCCATAAACACAACCTTCGCTTTTCCGTCTTTGGGTTTCGCCTGCGCTGCCGCATCGAAATAATCTTTTTTGATGCTTTGATGCAATTTCTTGCGCTCGGGTGTCAACTTTCCGGCTTCGATGTCTTTGTATGTGTCGTTCCCTGTCTGGAATGCTTTCACCGCTTCATTGATGGCTTCGACGTGTTCTGGCTTTATACCTGCAAACTTCTCTTTTACCTTTGGCAAAATTTCAGAAGGAACAATCTTGCGCTCCCATGTTATGCCTTCAGGCTTCTCTGCCGTAGCCTCTCTTGGTTGCGAATCCGTATATATATATTGCCACTTTCCGTTTTTCATTTCCCTTCGGACGTATTTGTGCCCCGGTCTCTCACCTCCAACGTTGGCTTTCAATAGATGTTCGAAAGACTGAAAGGGACTGTCTACGAAGTTTTTTCTAAAATCCGACACAGGCTTTCCTCATTTTCTATAGTATTCTATCTTAAGAAGTTTTGGCGACCGCTCTCTTCTTTTTGACTTTCCGAAGTCTTCATCCGTTTCTTGTTCTGAATCTGTTTCTACTTCTGCTGAATCGGTATCCCCATCGTCCTCATCGTCAAAATTGAAATCATCAGCTCCAATTTCCGCACCGTCAACATTCATTCCGTCCCCACCCGTATCTTGCTGTTGGGATTGCTGTTGTTGAATTTCTTGATTCTTTTTGGACTCGAACTCTCCATATTGAGATAACCACTGATAATAAGTAGTGTCGAGTATCAAGTGTCCGCCTCCGGTCTCGCCCAGCTTCTCCAATCCTATTTCGGATCTGACCTCGTCCACGGTCTTGTACTTGCCCACTTCTTTCGATAATCTCTCTACCTCTTCCTTGCTGTCTTCGTCATTCAAACCAACAAAACGGAACACAAGCTCATTGTCTATCTTATCGATGATGTTTTCGTTGATGATGTCTTCGACAAATCTCAAAAGGGGCGTCAATCCTTTGTCTTTTGAGTGATTGAGTCTTGATTCCCCACCCCCTTCGGACAATGTAGACCCCGTGGATTCTCCAACACCCTTACTTATATCAAACCCGATCTCTGAAGGACTTATCTGATAGATAGCACAAGCCAATTTGATCAGGTACGACAACCATGAATTGAACTCCATATCTCGATTGCTTTGAGTGAGTGGAATCCAATTTACTTTGTCCGCACCAGCAATGATCGGGGTTCTCCATGAGTTCTGTGTCCCCGTTGTCTGTGCGTACCATTGTTTTTTGAGTGCTTCCAATTTGATCTGTGGAACATTAGCCTCAAGATGCAGAATTCCTTTTGCAACGTGCCCATTCGTGAAAAATTGCTTATTGTAGCTCTCAGCATGGATGTGGCTCGTGACGATACCTACGAGTAGTTCAAGCTCTCCCACTGAATAGCCATTAGCATAGATGTCATTTACGGGATTCCCGAATCTGAAAATCAATTCATCCGCTGTGAATACTCTCTTGACCTGCCCGTCGATCAATTGAACGTAATCGGGTGTAGACTCTTCCGCCTCTGCCTCTGTCGGCTCTGTGTTTATTCTGTTCTCGCCCGTAAGCCCCACACTTGAACCTGCAAGATAAACATTAGGTCTTATAGTCGTCGATGCAAACTTGATCGTCGAAGCATCTACAGGAACAAAATGGTGAATGTCCTTTTTTCTGTCCCTTATGATCTCGATTCCGACCCTATCATACGTCAATCTGTCTCTTATTATGCGACGCATGAACTCTTCGAGCGTCATCCTCTGATTGCGAGGTCTGTCTTCCATCTTTCCACAGTTCGAGATGAACTCTGTTGCTACTTTCACCTTCTCGCATCTCTCATCTGTCATCTCTACATTTTTGTCTTTGAACTCTAGGACGAAGCCTTTTTGATGTCTGTCCCTTTGCGCTCTGCAATGTGCGGCGCATTGATTCAATCTCGTTTGAATTATCGCAGCGATAACTGAATCTCTGTATGACATGGACTTTAATAATTGATCAGTTACTCTTGTCGCCTTCTCTTTGTATCCTGCCCCTGCAAATTGGCCGTTCGGTGGTAAATATAAAGATCTACGATAGATTTCCTCTTCCAACATTCCCGCTTTTGATTTGCTGAGCTGTGCCTCGATTTGAGATCTGGAATTTTGGACGTAGCTATCTAGCCAAGTATCTGCCGCTGTTCTTATTTTACTTATTAACCCTTTAGGTTTCTCTTCCGACATTTTTAAACTCCAAATGCGATAACTACGTTTGCATCCTCGCCGGATGAATTACTGATAACGATTTCATCTACTGAGCCTTGCAAATAGAAAACCCCATTCAACGTGATTGCAGTAACAGAGCCGTTCAATTTAACTTCGATTTGCTGATCCGAATTGATGAACAGGTGCTCAGGCTCAACACCGTCTAGTCCAATCTCTAAATCTGTTGTTCCATCCTCAACGACAAGATTTTTTGTTTGAAATTCCGTAAGCCCCGATTCTGAAATGATTTTATCGAAATCGAAAAGCCTCTGCCTCGGATTGTTCGTGACGGATTCATCTGAATATGCCAGCAATTTTAGGTTTCCTGTTAGACGTATCATCTTTAGCTCCAACCATTCAAAATTTATATGATTTCAGTTATATTTAATTTTGGCTTAAAATAAATCGGAACTAGAAACTAAAATTGAAGCCCCCACCCCCATCGAAGCCCCCATCGTCATCATCATCTACCGTATCGACCCGTAGAATATCCGAATTGTCAACGATCGGTATCCCCATCATTGCCCCTGCCTCTTCGGGTGTTGGTGCCCTAGTCATCACACCTGAAAAGCCAATCTTATAATTAACATCTAGCCCCACAGAGAACGCATTCTGTGACGCCTGCGAATGTACAACATACCTTATCGCATCGCATGTGTGATCTGGTTGATTTGTCGCTGGAGTATCCGAAACAACATTCCCACTTTCATCTGTTTTATTGTGATAACGAGAAAGCTCAAAGCAAAGTGTCGGACATTTCTCTCTGTTGATGAATAACTTAGAATCCGTGGAGCCTGGAATCCTGATCAATCCTCTCATCGACGAGATGCCGGGTTTGACGTCCTTGATTACGTTGTCTTTTTGACCCTGCCTTTGCATCTTCGTCTTTGTTCTCTTTGGACCTGCACACATGAATCCGACTTTCTCCAATTCCTTCCTGCCACCGGGGTGAGATAAATCAGGATAGACAAGTTCCGGTCTGTAGACTCTTTGCCAATTCTCTTTGTTGTTCTCATCCGACAACCAAAACGCAACCTCCGCCTCCGATGTTCTCCAACACACAAACTCTTCAACGACATAGTGCCTGCCGTAAGAATCTATGAAAATTGCAAGGACAACCGTAGGATCTGGATCGAAACCCCAATCCACACCGAAATAACAAGGGATCTTGTGCTTGTGGAATTCAGCTACCATTTCCTCTTTTGTTATCTCTTTGGGGGGCTTCTGTTTGAAAAATATCTCCCACATTTCAGAGAAAGTCTTTTCGTTTCTTTCAGGGGAGTAATCTGGATATATCAACCCCGTTGCCGGTGGCTTGCTACATAAAAATTGAGCGATAGCCATCCCCTCATCTTTACTACTGAAAAACTTTTCTTGGGTGTAGTCGATAGGCTTCAACCACTTCGATGTCGCCATTTGAAACGGCAACAACCCCCTGCAAGCAGCGAACAACTTGCAATTCTTGAGACAACCATCCCAGCCTTCATGCAGTTCATAGTCTTTATGCGACGTTGAATCTAAGCGGTCGTATTCTTGTTGTCCTATCGCTACCAGCGTATTTCTTTTGATGTAGATCGGGATTTTGTGTTTTCCGTGTCTCGACGGTAGACATCGTTCCGTTATGTCTATCAGGTTCCAATGGAATACTTTCACTCCTTTGGACGGTGCTTCGTCGATCTCTCGTTGCACAAGGCCGAACGATGAATTTGCTGTGAGAATATTGTTTGCGAGGTACATGTGGTCTTGATCGACCTCTATGTTGTATGTTTTCTGTATGCCGATGTTCTCTATCTTATCAATACTGACTGGAACATAATGTGAGAGTGCAACCTCGGGAGGTAAATCTGCTTGATTGACGTTAAACTTGCAGGACACATCCCTGTCTGCATTCGCCAAAAGCAGATCTCCCAACTTCAAGTCTTCGGTTTTTTTCAACCTCAATCCACAATCCCAGACAGCGTGCTTATGAAGCAACGAAGTCTCCAGACTCCCCATTGATGTCTCAATCCTCAGACATTCTTGATGTCCAGACTCCCAGTTAGCAACAACCTTTCGAGACTCCCCGCCACCACAATCTATGACATCCCCCACCACTAAATCTCTCACGCTTTTGAGTGCCCCATCGGATAACACATAAGTGTTTTCTGTTACGCATTTTCGTACAGATATACCAAACGTTATCGGCGGTCTCCCATCCGGCATGTTGACTGGTATCCCATCTATGTCTGCGTATGCCGATATGTCCTGAACAACATCGATCTCGTCTTTGCAAACCAAACTTTGATGGGGGCCTTGCACTCGTTTCCGGGTGCAAGGCATAATCTCAACAGATACCTTTTCGTCCTCTGCTAATACCGTCTTCTCCATGATCGTCGATTTGATTTTTTCTTTTATTATCGGAAGCTTAATCAATGGTTGAAAATAATCATTGTAGCAGTGCTTAACGTGAGACTCCCCCGCTGCGATGTGAGCCGTCCCTCTGTTGTCATGGATCAAAGCTAACAACTCGACTACTGCCGCTGCGAGTGTTTTGAATCCCCCCCGCGTGGCGTAGAATAGAAATTTCGTCGCCCTGCGGTCTGGTTTCATCTTATTCCAATGAACCATATTCTTATAGAGTGTCCAC